GAAAAAGTAGATTCCTTAACGCAAAAAACGCATTAAAAGAATTATGACTCATAGATATTATACAATGAAGGGACAGTAAATGAAAAATGACAACATGTTATGTTAAAGTTAATTTTCTAATAAATGAAGAAAAGATAAGAAATCATCAAATAACGTATGAAACGCAGTCGCTACCACCGGAACCCTGAAAACCGACCACCGGCAAATGGGGAACAAATGCTTTAATAAATAAAACTAAATGCTTAAAGAAAAAAAATAATAATATACATGCTAGCAAAGCTAGCACGTTGTTGTCCTCTTTTTGATTATCTATGTCTATGATAGAGAAATGGTTTGAATATAAAAAATCTCTAGAAGCTATAGAAAGAGATTGTAGATGGATAAAAGAAATATCCGCCAGGCTTGACATAGTTCCAATATATGATAAAGAAACAATAAATGCTACAGATATAATAATAAATAAATGATATAGTTTAGATGAGATTGAGGAGAAAGTAAAAGATAGTCGAGTTGATTGAATAGAAAATTACAAAGAACTAATAAGAAAAGATTGTTATTTACCTATAGAGATAGAAAATATATAAAATATCTTGCAATAAGCATAAATAAAAATAGAATTTCCAACAATAAAAAAGCAAAGAGATATATAAAACAATTAGATTTATCTCCTATACTAAAAAATGAAGAGAAAACAAATAACTAAATCTTGACCAAAAAAACCACGAAAATTTACGGAAGAGGTTATAGGAAAATTAGAAGAGGGATTTAAATCAGACTTTACAGTAAAAGAAGCCTGTTCTTATGCTTGAATAGCAGTAGATACCTATTATGAACACTACAAAAAGAACAAATCATTTTCCGATAGGATGGATAGTGCAGAAGATTTCTGCTTCATTATGGCTAAGAATAACGTAAGAAAATGACTAAACGAAGGCGACAAAGAATACAGCCTAAAGCGATTAAAAAACAGGCAGAACAAAAGATATAGTGAAAGAAATGAAGGTGAAGGTGAAAAGAGCATAAAGATAGAGGGCATAAAAATAGAAATACTAAAATAGTTTATTTCATGAGATAAACATGAAGACCTGACCTAAAAAATATTGATTGGAGGAGGAAAACAAGATATTACGCAAAAAGGTAATAAGGCTAGAAAGACAGAACTCCATAGACAACTATAAGTGAAGAACGCCATGATATATGGCTAATATCACATTGCACATGATGTGTATGTTTATGGAGCAAGAAGATAATTACGATCACAGGTGCTACAAGAACATTTCTCTCCATGAGTTTAGGATATTTGTTGAATCAATAAGGGAAAAGGAGATGTATGACTTAGACTAGTTTTATATTCTTATAAGATAAAATGTTGTTTGTTATTTTGGTTTGAGTAATATTCGGGATAATCTGTATGAATATGGCAGAAAGTAGAGGAAGAAATGGTACTTTGTGATTTATCTGATGAGCATTTTTTTGAATACTTGCAGTCATCTATTATTTCACAATACCTAAGAAATAATTTTATATATTTACATATTACTATGGTAGAAAAGCCAGCATCAGAAATTAGAATTGATCGCTATAATGAAGCAAAACAATTTACACAATATTTATTTTGGGATTCAGTAGAGATAGTATCTGGATTTTACAAATGACACAAAGGAAACATTTTTAAAGAAGGGAACCTCATGAATAACCCTAAACAATCTACAGACTCCATATACCAAGAGGGATTGGTAGCAATAAGCTACGATGTTTTATTGGATTTGGGAGACGGTAAAAAAGAACTAAGAGAAGTAGAAACAAGAGACATAAAGAAAATATAGTTATTTGACATTTATAGAAAAATAAGTATATCGAAACAACCTAGTAAATCATCGATACTCCCCGCGTGGCGGTATCAAAGCAAAATGGTTTATTTTTGAAAAAAGCAAATATGTCAAATTTGAGCATAAAAGCAACGAAAGTATTTGAGAAAAACCGACTTTCTGATAAAAAGATAATAGTAAACCGCTGAGGGACAAGATCAAGCAAAACATACTCTATACTACAGATTGCTTTTATATGGCTTGTTGGAGGCAGCGTAGACGAGTATAGAAAATTTGATATATGAACCTTCTCAATAGTACGTAAATATTCTGCCACACTCAATCCAACTATTATAAGAGATTTTGAAGATATTATTTGTGCAAATGGATGCGAGTGGCTACTCCAGGAATGATACAGGAGCAAATCAGAGAAAACATATAAATACGAATGAAGGACAGTAGAGTTTATGTGAGCAGATGACGAGCAAAAGATAAGGGGAAGGAAGAGGGATATATTGTATTGTAACGAGGCAAACGAGCTAAAGTATAATGATGAGTTTTTTCAACTTCTTATAAGAACCACATACAAGACGTTTATAGATTTCAATCCTGATGATGAGGGGATCTGGATAAATACAGAGCTTGAGCAAAAGCGTGCAATAGATAAATGAGACGTTGATATTATCGTAAGCACCTATAAAGATAATTGATATTTGCCTCAATCTCTTGTAGATGAGATCGAATACCTATGAAAAATAAACCCTGCCTACTGGAGAATATATGGGCTATGAGAATATGGTAAGCTAGAAGGGCTTGTATTCCAAAAGCGAGAAGAGGTAAACGATATAGATGACGACTATAAGTTTTTGTGATTTGGTATGGATTTCTGATTCAGTAACGACCCAACGACATTGTGCTGAGTGTATCAAACCAAGAAATGAATTATATTTGACGAGGTGTTGTATAAAACAGGGCTAACTAACCAAGATATAGTTAAGGAGTTTGAGAATAATTGAATACTAAAAACAGACGATATAGTCGCAGACTGTGCAGAGCCAAAAAGTATTGAAGAGATATACAGAGCGTGATACAACATAATGCCAGCGGATAAATGAAAGGATAGTATAGTGTTCTGATTAGACATAATGAAACAGTATGATATATTCGTTACATCAAGAAGCCAAAATCTAAAAAGAGAATTAAAATCTTATTCATGGGCAAAAGATAAAAATTGAAACTACATAAACAAACCAATAGACGGGAATAATCACATAATAGACGGAATACGTTATCTTTGTATGGCAAAACTAAAAAAATCTGATATTCTTATTGCTATACATGACGACAGAAAAAAATAGATTTTATTTTGTTTGTTTGTGTGTATATATTTGGTATTTACATTGTTATATTTTTTCATGCTTACAATATCAAAGCAAGATCAGGAATTATTGTTCCTGCAATCTCAATTGAAAAAACTAGAAAGCTGAGAATATATTAGAGACGAATCAAACGAAAACTTTAAATACATTAAAGATAAATTTTTTGCGTTTGAGAACGTAGATAAGGCAAAGTTATTGAATATATGATCTTGACTATTTACAAGTATTCCAGACATTATTTCATACTATATAGGAAACCCATCTATAGATCTTTGAGTTCTGTTAGATCAGTTTTCAAGAGATCTTGTAACATTATGATTTTGCACGCTATGAATAGAAAGAGAAAATTCAGAATTGAAGTTAGTCTACCAGCCTGCAAAAAACTATCGGTATGAGAATGGTATAGACAAAATAAGCAGGCTCTACATAGACGACAACAATAAAATATATGTCCTTGTCCAATCATATCCTGTATGATACATAGAGAACAAACTATATTTGATGAAAAACAGTAGTCTATCTGGTGGTGTTGAGGTTCCTTTGGATACGATACCGCAAACATCACAATTGCAACCTATAATAAATACAGGGTTAGAAGTTCCTGCTTTGATCGTTGTTAAAGACACAAACATATCTACAATATCAAAGATAAAGCAATTAGTATATGCAGTAGATAGACAAATAGTAATGAACCACACACAATACTTGCAGAACATGGAGAGCTTTATTGTATTTAAGGGGATAAAACGACCTCAGAAATTATTGGATGACTACAACGAAGGGAAGAGAGTAAACTTCTCTCAAATATGAAGAATAATAAACGGTAATGAAGATAGCTCTATTGAGTTTGTGAATAACATAAACAGTCTAATCGATAAAGCTATTATTGATGAAGAAAACAACATAAGAAGAATATCTTCAATATCTTGTGTCCCTATAGAGTTCTTGTGATTAGAAAATAACGAAGGTGCAATATGAATGGGGTCAAGATCTCTACGTCATGGTGCTTTCATAAAAAAAATTGAGTATTATAGATGACTATTTGATGAAGCTATATCGTTATTCCTAGAGCTAAAAAAACAAGATGAGCCATACACACGACCAGACGTATTCGCAAAATCAGACACAGAACTTGTAAACGAACTATCAACAGCAAGAACTGCTTGAATAATAAGTAAATACAACGCAATCAAAAAATACAACGACTACACAGACGAAGAGACATTAAATGAATTAGAATTGATAAATAATGAGCAGGCTTTACAAAGTAACGAAGACGGACAATGAATATAAGAGAGATTGACTTTGGGATATTGCCAGAGGTAAAACAAAAGGCAATAAGCACTATGCAGTACATAACAAATCATGAAAAGTTTAGTTTATTTATCTTTATAAACATATTAGTCTACTGACTATTTGCAGTGCTTGTGGTGCTTAGGTTGTTCGGTATTGTATAGCCGAGCAACTGATAATACCTCTTGTAGCGAAGAGTTAGAATCGCCACCTATATAGGCGTTATTTATATTTGTATTTATAAAAAAATGGAATTCACACAGGAAAACTTTGAAAAACTTTTGAAACAAACTGAAGAAATTGAGAACTACAAAAAAGCAGTTAAAGAAGAAAGGGAAAGAAGGAAGCAAGCACAAGAAGACAACGATTCCTACAAATCCCAATTAGAAGAACTGCAAGCTTTCAAAAAAGATTTGGAAGAAAAAGAAGCAAAAAAGAAAGGTAAGTACGAAGACCTTATTGTAGAAAAAGACAACAAGATCAAAGAGCTTACAGATAAATTTGCTTCTCTTGAATCTAAAGCATGAAAGTATGATGAGTTTTTGACAAAATCGCTTGAAGATAAGTTCACAAAGATTCCACAAGAGAAACAGGAGTTTGTTAATAAAGTCCTTGAAGGTAAATCGCACGAAGAAAGGCTTTCACTATTAGACTGATTTATTTGAGAATACACCAAGCCTGCTGACTTTTCAACAAAGCCAAAAGATGATGGTAGTGATCATAAATGAGTATCTAAGTACGAAGAAGCAAAGAAAGCGTGAGATATTAAAGGGCTTATAGCAAACGCACCTGTTATAGAATAGTTTTTATATTTATATTTCAATAAAATGGCAGACAAGCAAAATTCTTATGAGTACCAAAATTCCGTGAGAGACCTATCAGGTGCTTTTACGCAAGTATTGCAATCAAGTCCAGTTCTTTCTACTATGATAAATGTATCTGGAGTTGCTACAAACACAAAGCACGAATGGTTGGAAGAAGTTGTTTCACAAGTACAACGATCTATTAAAGCAGGAACTCCTTATGTTGCTGCAAGTGGTACAATCGTTCTTACTTCAAATCATGGAGTAAAAGTAAATGATATTCTTGAATTCGAACTTCCTACAGGAGCTATGGGAACTTTAAAAGCTAAAGTTACAACAGTTGATGTTGGTGGTGAAGAAATTGATATTACTGTTTATGGTGGATCAGTAGACCAAAACATGGCTGCTGCTACTAAAGTATTCCTTTTGTCTAGACCTAAGAACGAAGCAACTGAGGCTTCTGCTGACAATGGATACGAACCAACAAAAGAATATAACTACACACAGATTTTTGATAGAACTGCTAAAGTATCTTTGACTTCTCTTGAAGTTAAAATGTATGGTATTTCTGATGCTTTGAATTATCAAGTAGAGAGACAACTTCTCGATATTGCATACGAAATGAATAGAACTATCCTAAGATCTCCAAGAGTACAAAGAACTTCTACAGAAGCAGGAACAATGGGATCAATTATGTGGTTCTTGCAAAATGCTACAGGAAATTCAGTAGACGCAAATGGAGCTGGAATTGATGCAACTGCAATCAACAACGCTGTTGAAGTTGCAAACGCAAATGGAGCTACAAACGTAACTACTCTATTGTGTAACCCAGTACAAGCAAGAAAGATCTCTTCTTTCAATATTGCTGGAAACAACCCAGTAATCCAAAGAGCTGACACTACAACTGGTTCTTACGTAACGACATTTGTTTCAGATCAAGGAAACGTAATGACAATCGTTGCTGATAGAAACTTTGATAAAGATAAGGTAGCTCTTCTTGATATGTCTAAGATTTCAATGGTACCATTGCAAAACAGACAATTCCAAGATAAAGATGCCACTCTTCCAGGAGCTGACTACGTTGCAAGAAGAATTATCGGAGAATACACTCTCCAAGTTAAAAATGCAGGACAATCACATTCTTATATTTATGATCTTGCAATCTAATATAATTCTTATAGGGCAGTCGCTATTTTGCGGCTGTCTATATAAGCATTATGTTTTTATTCATAACCAAAATAAATGCTATTTAGATCAAAACCATTCTATGCGGTATCTGTTGGTAAATTAGTTGTTTTCAATTCTATTTGAGAATATGAAACGAACGATAAGCACACAATAGATATGCTTATGAAGATAAGCAAGATACAGGCGGTATGACAAGAAGTAAAAGAAACCAAAAAAGAAGAAAAGATTGTCGAGCCTACTAAAGTAGAAGAAGCAATAGCACCAGAGGAAGAGACGTTAGATAGTTTGAGGAAGCTCTACTATCAAAAATACAAAAAGAAAGCATTTGGCGCATGGGACAAAGAAACAATAAAATCAAAACTTTAATATACTATCGCTCTCTTCACAAATAAACGCTACTTTGTATGTGATGACCGTACTTTACAGGCTAAAAAAACACTATGGCAAACTTGTTATGAGATTTGGTTTATATATCGTTAGCAGATGCAAGAGAAAGCTCAAGCGTTTTGTGTAACTGAGAAAAGCCAAACGATAAACAACTTACACAGATAATCACCGAAGCTCAATATCTTATTGATACATTCATTTGATCGTACTGAGAAAAACAGGATCCAGATCAGATGTATATATTCCCTACTGTTTGAGATGGGATACCAAATGATATAAAGGTCGCTACTGTTCGGACATCTGAACAGCTTTATTTGATGGGGAAGTCTCTTTGAAGCATTAGGTGAGATAGGATAACAAGCGAAAGTAATATGTCTAGGACTGTTGTGTATTCGGATAAGGAATCCTTTAATAGCTATGTAGAAAGTGTTTGAATACCTAAAAAGGTTTTAAACATATTGAATAAATACAAAAATAATTTTATTTGACAAGTTTTATAGATGTTCTTCGATAAAAGTTGCAATATATATACAATTACTCATACGAAAGTATGATGAAGCACGAAAAGAAAGACCGTGTCAATATACAAAGATATATCGTGCAATTTTGAAATAACAAAGAGCAGACCTTCGAACTTGGAGATAGGTAAAAACGCAAATACTCTTCAATATAATGTCGTTGTATGAATAGAAAACTCACAAATAAGAAATTGATATAACGTTGAACTGATTGACACTGTTTTATGAAGTATGTGATATTTCGTAATATCTAGCGTACAGTCTCTTCCTTCAATTTGATGAGATGTTTCGTGTATAAACTTTATCGCTTCGCAAATAGAATGACAGTTGTAAAATTAGAGGCTTGAGCTTTTATAAAAGAATACAACAAAAGAATAATATCATGAATAAATATAGCATTGCCAATTCTTATGGAAGAGCTTAAAAGACTTACTCCTGAGGATACGGGAGAAATGGTAAGCAGTTATTCAATAACAAAGGCGAAATATGTTTGAGATTCTATTGTTTGAATAGTAGACAACAGTGCAAAACATGCTATATATGTTGAATACGGCGTACAATGAAAAATCTTTATATACCAAAAACCAAAGGGAAATAGGTGATGGTATAAAGGAGAAGGGGCAAGAACATTCGCAAGAGCTATTGATAACAAAAGAGAAGAGGTAATACAAATTATTTATAACGAAATAAATAAATAATGATTCTATCTATAAGGTGAGAAAATATATACAATGAAATCGTTTGAATATCAAGCATAACAAATCTTGCTGAGATATTTAACAGAAAGCCAGACTATTGATCTGTGCCTTCTTCATCTTATGCGTATATAACTATTGTAAGCGATACGGCTGTTGTGAATAGCAACAGGGGTAATCTTATGAAGAACGCAAGGATCTCTTTTGTTATTGTTTGTAAGGAAAAACTATCTGATGAGGACACAGAAGAAAGGGTCTTGTATACGATAGTTGATGCTATAAACAATGC